CACTTCCGCCGCCTGCTACAAAACCGGCTGCACCTGCGCCGCTATAAGCATCCTGTCCCCAAGTATACGGATGACAACCGCCGCTTCCGCCGCCGCCGCATTGACCGTCTCCCATCGGAGGGTTACGCCTTCGGCTTCATATTCCAGGATCGGTGATCCGTCTAAATCACCCGTTTGCGTTACTGTTACGCGGACATAATCAGCGGGGATTTTCGCAACCATTTTCAGGTTTTGCGGCTTTCACTGCTTCGATGACTGCCGGGGTGATTCTTTTGCTTGACGTGATATGTTCACCGTCGTCTGTCAACTTGATTCCGTATTTGTCAATCATTTTCAACGACCGAGAGAGCGGAAAACTGTTGTGTGTTTTCCGCGAGTGAGGTCAGAGCGTGCGATCAGCACGCAACGAATAGCATCAAAAGATTGTATAATTATGTTAGGTCATGCTCACCGATAGCGACTGGAAGAACTAATCCAGTCGCTTTTTTTTATTTGGTATAGCGACAGAAAATTGACGGAAATTGACATGGCGACAAAAAGAAAAACTGCAAAATTATCGGAGATAGAAAGAGCATATATTATTACGCTTCTTGCTTCAGGTCTATCGACACGCGAGGTATCAAAAAAAGCTGCAGAAAAAGGAATCCAAATTTCGTATCAGAGCGTTGCTAAGTACTTGCAGAAAGTAGAGCCAAAGATTGCAGCAATTGTAGCAAACAAAGATGACAGCCCGCTAAAACGCGGGATCGCGTTGAAAGAAGTAAGGGTACAAAAGTTAGCGGAAATTGAGAATATATATTTTGAAGAGATACGTAGACGATTGGAGCAAGGTTGCTGCGTAGACAGTTACGAAATTAGAGAATGGCGCGCGCTATTGAAAGATGTGCGGGAAGAAGTAGAAGGCCGCGGACCTGCTCAGACGGTTAACGTCGTTGGACAGGTGAATAATTTTAGCGTACTGTTGGATCGGGTTTATAAGGATCACGATGGGGACGTTATCGACATATAAAGAATTAAGATATATCACTGATTGCCACACGTCAGGAATGCCACGTGATCAAGTTGAAAGACTTCAGCATTTTGGATATGCGGCACATCCAAGGCAAATGTTATTTCATGCTGCTGCACGGAGGGCGGATAAACCTGGGACTGCTAATCTGATACTGTTTGGCGGAGGACGAGGTGGCGGAAAAAGTTATGCTGCTGTCGCACAGGCAGCACTGGACGATTGTCAGCGATTCCCGGGACTCAAGGTTCTGTTCCTTCGCAAGCTGCAAAGAACTGCGAGAGAGAGTTTTAATGACCTGGTACGCAAAATTACAGCAGGAATTCCATGTGATCTTCGATCTGAAAAACTTACATTTTCGAATGGATCGTTCATCATCTTCGATGGACTTCGGACACCACGCGATATCGATAAATTTGTAGGCGTTGAATATGATTTGATAATAATTGAAGAATTGACGCAGCTGACAGATGATGATTTCCACCAGTTGCGCGGATCATTACGTACCTCCAGACTGGACAATTGGCGTCCACGAATGTACCTGACAACGAACCCGGGGAATGTTGGACATGAATGGGTTAAGAAAATGTTTATACTGCCGTATCGGGCACAGTCAGAAACGACAACAATATTTATTCCATCTTTGGCAATAGATAACCCGTTTCTTAATTCCGACTATTTGGATTATCTGGATACACTGGACGGTGATCTTCGTTCCATGTGGCGTGATGGTCTATGGGATTTATTCGAGGGTATTGCTTTCCCAACTTTTGACAATGATAATGTCATCACGTATTCAGAATATTTACAATGGATTTCGGTCGGGACGTGGATTCGTTACTGCGGGATTGACTATGGCGTTACCAGCCCTTACTGCTGCTTATGGGAGGCATACAACCCGACGATGGGACGGGTAATTACATACCGTTAGGATTACCAGGCTAATTGTGTAATCAGCGAACAAACAGACCGGATCATCGCGCTAACTCCAAAAGATGAGCGCATTTCTATTTATTTTGCCGATCCGGCTATGTGGGGGAAGCAATCGACAGAACATTTGATCACTTCCGTGGCAGATATTTACCAAGATAGAGGATTAGCACTTACGAAAGGTGATAACAATCGTATCAATGGGAAACGGAAAATTGACAATCTTTTAAGTATGGCTCCAGACGGTGCGCCAAAAATGATGGTCGTTGATCAATGCACAAATCTTATTAGGCAGATGCGTACTCTTTTGCGCGATCCGAAAAATCCAGAAGACGTTCTAAAATGCAAAGATGATCATGCTTATGATGCGCATAGAATGGGCATATCATCTGTCCGTGATGTGATTATCAGAGACAGACAGGCACAACGAATGAAACGACAGGAAGTCAGTCCGTTGTTGATGTACTTCCCAAACTAAACAAGGAGAGACTACATGGGAAAAGTAATACAGGATGACAAAATTAAGAATGACATGTGGCAGCACGCGCAAGATTTGAAGGCAACATATGTACAACGTGACAAAGACTTCGAAGAATACGAACGTATGTACCTCATGAAGTTTCCTGACAACGCGCAATTTTCAGACTACAAAAACAATGCAGCGTGCAGACCAACACTATCGCCATCCGCACGAAACAAAATTGACGGAGCGTTACGATTACTACTATCACAACAGCCGATATTTCACGCGGAAACACAGGACGAAGACTATGACGACGAGAAAATTGAGGCGATAGAGGAATCATTGTCAAAGTGCTGGTCGCTATCAGGGAATACCGGCGGACGACAGACACATTACAACATGATGTTATCCGCTCTGTTGTATGATGAAATGCACACAGCAATTACTCCAACGATAGAACTGGCAAACAAAAACAAAAAGGACATGCGGATCAAACGATTGGCGGATCGAACACCGCTGCTGATCGAATCGTGGAATCCGAAGAATGGGTACCCGGAGTTTGATACATTCGGGCTGTGTTTTTATTATCGGGAAACGCAAGAAGATTGGCGAAGTGTAAAGAACAAATATGCTGATATTTTAGATGGCAAGTTTGAAGATAAACGCTATGGAAATGCAACGGTATCCATTGCATACGACCTTGAATATTTCGGAGTATGGATTGATCGACAGTGTGTGTACTTGGAAGAGCATGGACTATCAGCCATACCGGTTGATGTGACGCTGGTCAATGGATCAACTTTCTTCGGGAAACCGGAAGAACAACGGCAACCAATGCTATACCCAATACTAAAATCAAAACTATGGGAACGTGAAAGCGCAATTTTGACAGTCATGTATACACAGATGTTTGCAATCGGACTAACTCCACTCATGGTATACCGAACCCAGAACGGTGATTCATTAGATTTGCAGATGGATAATCTTCACGGTTTCAGTTTGGCCACGTTAAAAGCCGGTGAAAGTTTGGATGTGATCAGTAGTAAAGGTGTACTACCACAAGAAGTGCAAGCCGTAATGCAGCAGACCAATGATCTGATTGATTCATCTACAATGTACGATGCAGCGTTTGGTGAAAAGAACAACGGGGCAAGTACATTTTCAGAGACCAGTCTACTTGCACAATCCGCAAGACTTCCGCTGATTGGACCGCAACGAATGGGCGGTTTCGGTATTTCCGCAGTGATGGAGTTGGCATTGATGACATTGCGTGAAAAGCATATCAACTTCAACAAGAACGGGATTAACCTGAAAGGTTCTGAGCTGCCGGATGATCTGAAAGTAACTGTGTCGTTGGATGTGATTCTACCGCACGAACGATTACAAAGTGCAACGATTGCAAAAGCGATGGTTGATAACAGATTCATTTCCAAAGAATACGCGCAGAATGTAATCCTCGGGGTGACGGATACAAACAAACAAGATAAACAAATATACGAGGAGCTGGCAACAGACGCAATCAAGCAACAGAAATTACAAAGTGTATTGGCGAAACTGGCTCAGGCAGAACAGCAAGAGCAGGCGGAACGACAACAGAGATTACAGACAGTACCGCAAGCACAACCAGAACAGCCGATGCAACCTGAACAACAGCCAATGGAACAGCAACAGCAACCACCGATGACAGGTGCGGGATTGGGACAAGAAGCATTGGACGCGCTATACCAAAACGCAATGCCGCAAGCACCAGCGCAGAATTATCCGCAAGGCGTACCACCAGCAATGGGCGGGATGATTCCAGGGCAAACAGGATTAGCAGGCACAGCAAACGAAGGGATGGTACTCCAATGATGACCGAAGATGATATAGACGATGTACTTGTATCCGCAACGATCAAAGCAGATAAACAGGTAAATGAAATCATGCGAAAGATAATGATGCCGCAAGTAGAAAGA